GGACGCTGACCGCAAGGACGCTATGGACCTTCTCGGCCGTCACGGGATCACCTCGGCCGCGGGGGTGACGCCTGATCTCGTCGAGGATGTCATCGACGCCCTGGTCGTCGCTGAGCCGTCGTGAGGTTGTCTGTCGGGACGACGTGGGCTGAGCTGTACCTTCAGGCCGGGTACGGGCAGGACAGTGGGGACCCCGTCGAAGTGCAGGAGACGTACGCCGCGCTCGTTCAACGCCAAACGGAGGACTCTCAGTGGATCGTGGGCGGGCGCGCCTGGGTCGAGATCGACCTCGAAACGGTCGACGTGGCGGCACGCTGGGTCGCCGAACGCCCGGTGTCGTGGATGGACGGCAACCAGCGGCAGTTGATGCGACGCAACTCTCGCAGGTTTCAGCGGAGAGGGTTGTACCTCAAGCGCAACTCGGTGGCGTTCCAAGGCGACATCGGCACCTCTGCCCTCCCCCAAGCGTACCGGGCGTTCCAGGGGGACAGGTTGAACGTCGACGACGACTGGCCGTACTGGCCTTTGAGTTCCCTGTGCCCCGGCGGGGTTGTCGCCGAGGGGACGTTGTGGCCGATGCAGATATGGACACCGCGGCGGATGCGCCGGTACGTGTTCTACTCGTTCATTCCGTCCGGTGATCCGCTGCCACCGGAGACGGCAGAGAACCTTGGTATTCGACCAGCTCAGAGGGTGGCTCGTACTGTCCGATGAGCCGGATCGCAGCGTCGATGTCGGTCGGGGCGATCATGGTGGTGTCGCCCCCGCCGAACTCCCACAACTGGTTGAACGCGAGGGAGCAGGCGTCAACCTGATCGTCGTGTGAACCGTACGGGAACCGCTCGAACTCGGCGACGAGGGCTTCGTCCCACGCTGCCCCGAGGGCGATCAGGAGTTTCCCTTTCTTGTGGGAACCCGACATGATCGCCGCACGCTCCGTTTTCTTGCCTTTCACCGGCCATCCGGCGAAGTCGCGGTGGTGGAGCAGGTTCTCGTAGTGCAGCGCCGTGACCCCGGAATCGCCTTTCGGCGTTTCCATGCGGATGCGGACCTCCATGCCGTCGCGGTCCGCTGCGGCGAGAACTTCGGCCTCGACGCGGTCGGGGGACCACCTGCCTTTCACGATGTCGAGGATGACGGTGCGACGGTCGCTTGTGCGACCCAGGAGCGCCCCGACAGTCCAGTCGCCTTTGTTCTCTGAGCTGGCGAGGTCCCACGCTCTGACCCTGTCGACGATCGCGACGTCGAGCGGGTCGACGCGCCGCCAGTGGCCGCGCTCGAACGCGTTCCCGGATTTCGCTACCGGGTCCTGCTGGTAGAGGGCATCCCACGCTGTCGGGTCGGGGAGCCCTTCGGCGATCCGTTCGAGGACCTCGGCGGGCCACATTTCCGGCCAGAAGCTGTCCCCGTCGGAGCGCCCCCATTCGTCGCGCCACTCGGAGCGCTCAAGCGAAAGCGCGGCGAAATCCGGGTCGTCAGGGTCTGGTTCGGGGAGGGGGCAGCGGGCGATCGCGCTGATCTTGATGATCTTCCACGGGTCCCCGGTGCCTTCGCGGACCGCTTTCTCGACGACGGTGCCGGACAGGTCGTCGTCGGTCCACCGTGCCATCACCAGAACCATCGTCCCGCCAGGCTGGAGACGCGTTCTCAGCGTCCCCGAATACCATTCCAGCAGGTTCTTCTTCATTACTTCGGACCGGGCAGCTTTCGCGTCGCTCACGGGGTCGTCGATCACGATGAGGTCGAAACCGTATCCGGTGATGCCTTTCGATTCGGCCCCGACGGCTCGGACGAACCCTCCGTCGCTCGTTCCCCACTCGTCGACAGCCGACATGTCGTCGCGGACCTTCTTTCCAAACAGGAGAGGCCCCCACGTTTTGAAGATGTCGCGGGCCTCGCGGGAGAACTTCTCGGCGAGGTCCCCGGACGCGCACACGATCAGAATGCGTTTCGCCTCGAACATGCCGAGATACCAGACCACGTTCCACTTCGTCGTCAGCTCGGAGTTGTGGGTCGGGACCATCTGCTCCCCGGCCAGAAACAGGTGGCTCGGGGAGTCGACGGCGATACAGCGCACCCTCCGCGTGCCCACCGTCTCGAACCCGACAATCACCCTGGTCCGGCGGGTCAGCGAACCCTTCGAGTCGTCTGACCACCGCTCCGCTTTTCGTGGCAGCGAGAACGGGTTGAACGTACACATGGTCGCCACCCGATAGGCGATCGCCCCCGTCTCAACGCCGCCCACCCTCACCGGACGCCGACCGCGAGACACTTTGGTTCCGAGGCTCGACATCAGTTCGGCGACAGCGTCGGCGAGACGGCGGTTCTGGTTCACAAACGACACCTTCCCGCCGGTCTTGTCGTTGACGCCGCCGGAGTCCATGAGGCCCCGAAGGAGGGCGAGGCGCTGCGCTGGAGAAGCACGAAGATACTCGTCTGGAACGTGCTTATTGCCGAGGAGTCCGCATCGGTCGAGGACTGTTTGAAGCGTGCCCCCGTCGCCCAGCGAAACCTCGACGGCCCAGTTGTCTGACTCAGGGTTGCAGGTTTCCGACTCGATGGCGCACCCGGCCTCAGCGACCCGTTCACGGAAGTGCTCCAGGTCGCTCCCGGTGATCGCGGCCAGCGAGCACCGTCCCCCCAGCCAGTACCCGAGGATGTACGGGTCGATGGGCAGCTCGGCTTCGGGGGCTTCAAGAGGGGCGTCCAGGACGGGTATGTAGACCCGTCCGCCAGCGTCCATCATCTCGCCTGTCGTTCGGACCTTCGCCGTACGCGGGTCAGTCGATTCGTTGTGCGAGCACCGACGGCTGGCCGTCTCCCATTGGGTGCCCCAGTCGTCAGGCCACGCCCGGTGAGTCTGGCCGTGCCGCCTGCGGTACTGCCCCAACGCCATATTTTCGCGGCGGCTGTACGCGGTCCACTTGTGGGGTCGGTCCGTCACCAGCGTCGAGCCGTCACCGAACCGGACCTCAACAGCCTCGTCGGTGACGTACGGCTCGAACGCCTCAACCACCCGGCACACTCGGCCGTGCTCGTCGTACACCTCATCGCCGACTTGCAGCTTCCCCATCGCCGTCCACCCGCCCGGCGTCGGGATGGGGGTGTCGACGTCGAGAGCTTTCCCCCCGCGAACCGTAACCTGAAGATTCAGAAACGTCTGCTCGGGCGACGTCTCCGCCTCAACCAGAGCCCGAGAAATCACCTTCAGATGCCAGGCTGGCAGCCACTTCCCTTCCGACGCCGTGATCGCCACGTTCGCGGGGCTGGCTATCTTCCGCCAGTGCTCCACCATCTCCGGGGGGAGGCCACCAGGGTCCTCCTCGACACCGTCAACCATCGCCACCGGCCCCAAGTTCACCGACCGGTTCGACGACGAGTTCGGCGTCCACGTAGTCGATCGCCAAACCTCTCGTCTGCTCGTCGAGGAGGGCGTTCCGCAACGCGAGCGTCGCCTGCGTAGCGATCTCGATCGGGCCCCCGTGGCGGCCCGTGTGCTCGACCCTTGAACGGTTCGCCCATGTCATCTCGTCGCGGTTCGTCAACCAGAACTTCTGGGCCTCGACGTTGCCGGACAGGGCCGTCTTCAAGAGTGCTTCTTCGACGTCATCGTTGCGTTCAGCGAGGATCTGCTCGACGTCCTCAGCGAACCGGCGGTCACGCTTCATCACCTCGCGGACCGTCATGTTCGTCACGCCAAGCAACGTCGCGGCGCGACTCCGAGTCATCCCAGACCTGAGGAGCTTCAGATACTCCCGCCTCAGCCAGTGATCCATGCTGCACACAGTACCCGCCAGACCCCGAAACAGGGGCGGGACGCTCGGTAGAGTCGCCGCCACCACCCCACAGCACGCCACATCAGACGGGGCGGCGAGGGCACGACACCGCCACCCGGAGGACGGGCATGACTCTCGCCGCAGCCCAACCGAGCGTCACCCACCTCGTCTACATCCTGCCGTTCGCCGGAACGCTCATCACCGCAGCCGTCGGATACCTCGCCGTCCGGTCAGGACGCCAACAATCGGCCGAACGGCTCGCCTGGGAAGCCGCCCAGCGCGAGAGCAGCGAACGCCAAGAACGCGAACGGCTCGAAACGGAACGCCGCAAAGAAGAAGCCGAACGGCTGGAGGCGGCGGTGCAAGCAGCGTGCGCCGACTGCGAAGAACGGGTCCGCTCCCTCACCTACGAACTCAGCCTCATGACCGACCGCCTCTACGCCGCCCACGAAC